TTGCTGACTCGTTCTTTGCATCTGTTTATCCTACTATTACTTCTGGTAAAAACACCAAAGTAATTATTGTATCCACGCCACACGGTATGAATCATTTCTACCGTATGTGGCACGATGCGGAGCAAAACAAAAATGAATATATTCCAACTGATGTTCACTGGAGTGAAGTTCCTGGTAGAGATGAAGTCTGGAAAGAACAGACTATCAAAAATACATCAGAACAGCAGTTCAAAGTTGAGTTTGAGTGTGAGTTCTTAGGATCGGTCAATACTTTAATCAATCCAGCGGTTCTAAAGAATCTTATCTATGAAGATCCTATTCAAAGGAGTGCAGGACTAGATGTCTACGAAAAACGCCAGAAAGAACACAACTACCTTATTACTGTTGATGTTGCTCGTGGGTTGGGCAACGATTATTCTGCATTTATCGTTGTTGACATTACAGAGTTTCCTTATAAGATAGTTGCGAAGTACAGGAACAACGAAATTAAACCAATGTTGTTCCCAAATATTATTCAGCAGACAGCAAAAAATTATAATGATGCTTGGGTGTTGGTAGAAGTTAATGATATTGGGGAACAGGTAGCAAATATTCTTCACTACGATTTAGAATATGAAAATATGCTGATGGCAGCAATGAGAGGTCGTGCTGGACAAGTTGTCGGACACGGTTTTTCTGGCAAGAAGTCACAGATGGGAGTTAGAACCACAGCACAAGTCAAAAAACTTGGTTGCTCTAACTTAAAGACTCTTATAGAAGATTTTAAACTTCTTACTCTTGATTATGAAATTATTGCTGAATTGACTACATTTGCTCAGAGACATAATTCATTTGAGGCAGAAGAGGGATGTAATGATGATTTAGCAATGTGTCTTGTCATCTTTGCTTGGTTGGTAGCACAAGACTATTTCAAAGAAATGACGGATAATGATATTCGTAAGAGAATCTATGAAGAGCAGAAGAATCAAATTGAGCAGGATATGGCACCATTTGGATTCTTGGATGATGGGATAAATGATATGGCATCATTTACCGATAATAATGGTGATAGATGGCATACTGATGAATATGGTGATAGAGCATATATGTGGGAGTATTATTAATGGACTTGGATGACCAACTACAACTAGGTCATCTGTTACTCTATGAAAGAGAGTGTAAGAAATGTGGTGTAACTAAAAATCTTGTAGATGGATTTTATAGGACTAGAAAAGATAGGGGTCCAGTAGCATCTTCATATTCTTATGAGTGTAAAGAGTGTACTAAGAAGAGGGTCAAGAAGAGTAGTAATGTATGGGAATATCCTGATTGGTAGATTTCACGTCAGGATTCCCCATTCAAAATACCCCTTTTAATAAATAATTTCAGATAATTCTGGACCAAGGAGACCAAAAAGATGCCTCTAAATTTAGCATCTCCTGGAATTGTAGTAAGAGAAGTTGACTTAACTATTGGAAGAGTCGATCCAGTCTCTGGTTCGATTGGGGCGCTTGTTGCTCCTTTCACCAAGGGACCCGTTGACCTTCCTCAATTGATCGAATCTGAGGATGATCTCTTAAACACTTTCGGCAGACCTTACTCAACCGACAAGCACTACGAGCATTGGATGGTAGCTTCATCCTACCTTGCTTATGGTGGTGTGATGCTTGTTTCAAGAGCAGACGACTTTAATGTATCAACAGGAGCAGGACTTAAGAACGCTTATGTTGGTGCTGCTAATAGCGTAAGAATCAAGAGCACAGAGCATTACGAACAACTCGGTTATGACGAGAATGCAATTACTAATGTAACTGTTGCTGCAAGAAATCCTGGTTCTTGGGCAAATGATGTTAAGGTAGCAATTATTGATAGTAAGGCGGACCAAATTCTGTCTGGTCTTAGCACTACTTCAGTTGCAACATTCACTACTTCACAGTCTGCTGCTGGTACTGTCGGTGCTGCTTCAAGTTTCATCACAGGAATTACTACTAGTGGTATTAATGCAAATGATGCTATAAAAGCAATCACTAACGTTGTTGGTGCAGGTGTTTCTGTAGTCTCGGTTGGTGTTGGTTCAATCACCATGAGTGCAAACTCACTCAACTCAACATCTTCAAGTCAAACATTTGAATTTGGTTCTAGAGGAACTTCTGGAATCAACCTCAATCTTGGAGACGGTGTTAAAGTTGATGTCCCTGCAAACGCAACTGTTGCTGGTTCTGGTTCCACTTCAGTTCTGACTGGTACCTTTAGAGGTATCATTAGTGAAATTGGAGTAGATCAAATCGGTGTCAAGTTTGTAGGTCACGTTTCTACAGGAAATACATTCACCGCTGTTGATTATCAACAAAATGGTGTTTATGCATTCCCAGAAAGTGGAACTGCAACTATTACAGCACCTGCTGGATCGGAAGTTGGTACTGTTGCATATACCAGAGAACAAGACTGGTTTGAAAATCAAGTAATTCCTCTTTCTGTTGGTGAACTTGAGTGGGATCAGTTAGCAGATAGACCTGGAACTTCTGATTATGCTGCTGCAAGAGGTGGTAGATTTGACGAAGTTCACGTTGTTGTCATTGATGACAAAGGAACAATCAGCGGAAACGCAGGCACAATCCTTGAGAAGCACTTAAGTCTTTCCAAGGCATCAGATGCAACATTCTCTGTTGGTTCTCCATCTTACTGGAGAAAGTATCTTTATACCAACTCCGAATATATCTTCGGTGGTTCTGAACCTGTTGGTGTAACAACTATTGCATTTGGCAATTCTCCACTGACTTATGAGTTAGATGATGACACTGGTTGGGATCAAGATGCAAAGAATGTAAACTTTGCTGGTATCGGTGCATTTACTGGAACACTTGAAGGTGGCACAAACTATGCTTCTACTGCTGGTGCTGATACCACAGATTATGTAACTGAAGGTTCACTGACATCTGGTCTTGACGATATTGTTTCTGGTCTGACTAAGTTTGAGAATACTGAAGAGTATGAAGTAGACTTCATTCTTATGGGTTCTGCAAATTACTCCAAAGAACAGGGACAAGCACTTGCTAACAAGTGTATTGCGGTTGCTGAGGCAAGAAAAGACGCTGTTGCATTCATCTCTCCATATAGAGGTGCATTCATTAGCGACAATACCGTCGGAACTGTAACAGTTAATGACATTGACACAATCACTAACAATGTCTTGAGTTTCTACTCTTCTGCCACTTCAACTACATATGGAATCTTTGATAGTGGTTATAAGTACATGTATGACCGCTTCAATGACACCTTCCGTTATGTTCCTCTGAATGGAGATATCGCTGGTACTTGTGCCAGAACTGATATTGAACAGTTCCCATGGTTCTCACCTGCTGGAACTTCTAGAGGTGCTATTCTGAATGCAGTCAAACTTGCATACAATCCTGGTAAGAAGCAAAGAGACCTTCTGTACTCTAGCAGAATCAACCCAGTTATCCTTTCACCTGGAGCAGGTATTATCCTCTTCGGTGACAAGACTGGATTTGGTAAGTCTTCCGCGTTTGATAGAATTAACGTTCGCCGTTTGTTCATCTACCTTGAAGACGCAATCTCTGCCGCTGCTAAGGACTTCCTCTTTGAATTCAACGACGAAATCACTAGAACCAACTTTGTTAACATCGTAGAACCATTCCTCCGCGATGTTCAGTCTAAGAGAGGTATTCAGGACTTCGTAGTTGTTTGTGATGAGACAAACAACACCGCAGCAGTCATTGACGCCAATGAGTTTATTGCGGACATCTTCATCAAACCTGCACGTTCTATCAACTTCATCGGTCTTACCTTTGTTGCTACAAGAACTGGAGTCGCGTTTGAAGAAGTTATTGGAACAGTTTAATTTTTCTTCTAAAGGTCAAAACTAATGGCTACTTACAAGCAAATCAATCCACCCCCACTAAGGAAGATTACTGACTTCAAGAGTAAATTAACGGGTGGTGGCGCTCGCGCCAATCTCTTCGAAGTCGTTCTGAACTTCCCAGATGCCGCACAACCAGATTCCGATACTCTTGAGAAATCAAGATTCCTGGTCAAGGGTGCTAATATGCCAGCATCCAACATCCAGCAAATTGAGGTTCCTTTCAGAGGTCGTGTTCTGAAAATCGCAGGTGATAGAACCTTCGATTCCTGGACAGTTACCGTTATCAACGATACTGACTTTGCTATTCGCTCCGCTATGGAGCGTTGGATGAATGTCATTAACAGAGTATCTGATAACACTGGATTAACTGATCCAGCAACCTATCAGGCAGATGCATACGTTATGCAACTCGATCGCGATGGTTCTGTTCTGAGAACATATCGTTTCTACGATGTATTCCCAACTCAGGTCTCACCAATCGACCTTGGATACGATGCTCAGGGCATCCAAGAATTCACTGTTGAACTTCAAGTTCAGTGGTGGGAAGCTACCAAGGGTACTGGCGATAATGCTGGCGGTGAAGATATTAACTAAATAGTTAAATAACGAGACCACCAGAAATTATTATGGCCAAACTTTTTGGTTTTTCAATTGACGACAAACAAAATAAATCACCTTCAGTTGTCTCCCCCGTTCCTGAAACTAATCAGGACGGGGTTGATAATTATATCAGTAGTGGATTTTATGGTCAATATGTTGATATTGAAGGTGTTTATAAAACAGAGCATGATTTAATAAGAAGATATAGAGAAATGTCGCTACATCCCGAAGCGGATGGTGCGATTGAAGATGTAGTTAACGAAGCAATTGTTAGCGATTTGTATGACTCTCCTGTAGAGATTGAGTTGTCAAATTTAAATGCTAGCGAAGGACTTAAGAAAAAAATTAGAGAAGAATTCAAATATCTCAAAGAAATTTTAGATTTTGATAGAAAGTCTCACGAAATCTTCCGCAACTGGTATGTTGATGGTAGACTTTACTATCTGAAAGTTATTGATTTAAAAGCACCTCAGGAAGGTATTAAAGAACTGAGATATATTGATCCTCTCAAGATGAAGTATATTCGTCAAGAGAAAAAAGACCCTAATGGTAAGTATGATACTGGTGCCGTTAGAGTTAGTGGGAACAATAGAAATCCTTTAGAATATCAAAATGGTCCAGAATTTGAAGAGTTTTTCCAATATACACCATCACCAAATTATCCAACAGGAAGTCTTGGTGGAAGAGGAAAATCAATCAAAATTGCAAAAGATGCAGTAACATATTGCACTTCTGGTCTTGTAGATAGAAATAAGAATACGGTTCTTTCATATCTGCATAAAGCAATTAAGGCACTCAATCAACTTAGAATGATTGAAGATTCTCTGGTTATTTACAGATTGTCCAGAGCACCAGAACGTCGTATTTTTTATATTGATGTTGGTAATCTTCCAAAAGTGAAAGCGGAGCAATACCTCCGTGAGGTTATGTCTCGCTATAGAAATAAACTTGCATATAATGCACAAACTGGTGAAGTTCGTGATGACAAGAAGTTTATGTCTATGATGGAAGACTTCTGGTTACCTCGTCGTGAAGGTGGTCGTGGAACTGAGATCACCACACTTCCTGGTGGACAAAATCTTGGTGAACTTGCTGATATTGAATATTTCCAGAAAAAACTTTATAGAGCACTTGGAGTTCCCGAATCTAGAATCGCTGCTGATGGTGGATTTAACCTCGGTCGTTCTTCAGAAATCTTGAGAGATGAACTTAAGTTTTCTAAGTTTGTTGGTCGTCTGAGAAAGCGTTTTGCACAGATGTTCAACGATATGTTGAAAACCCAATTGATTCTTAAGAACATTGTTTCTCCAGATGATTGGGAGATAATGAGAGATCATATTCAATATGATTTCTTGTATGATAATCAGTTTGCAGAGTTGAAAGAATCTGAAATGATTCAAGGTAGACTTGGAAATCTTGCTCAAATTGAACCATTCATTGGTAAGTATTACTCTACTGAATATGTGCGTAAGAGAATTCTTCGCCAAACTGATCAAGAAATTATTGAGATTGATGAACAAATTGAAGATGAAATTCAAAAGGGTATCATCCCAGATCCATCCACAATTGACCCAGTAACTGGTCAACCACTTCCACAACCAGCAGAAGGAGTTCCTGGTGAAGGTTCTGGAATGGAAGGAATGGGCGCAGATCCAATGTCAATGGGCGAAGTTCCAATGGAACCTGATGTTGAAGCAATGGCACGAGAGGTAGATGCCAACTATCAAAAAGATACTCGAAAGGCTGAGTTATAAATAAATTATATTAACATATTGAATTTTTATGGAAGATGTTATCGATTTGATCGCTACAGACGCTTCTCCGTCTGATGTTAGTGACAAAATGAAAGAAATTCTGTATGCAAAAGCAGCAGAACGAATTGATATTGCAAGACCTTACGTTTCTAACGCAATGTTTGGTCAGGAATTTGAGTATCCTGAAGTTGAAGATGAAATTGAAACTGATGAAACTGAAGTTGAAGCAGAAGCAGAAACTGAAGTTGGTGATGAAGTGGAGATAGAAACTGAAACAGAAGAGGAATCTGAATAATGGAAGAAGAATATCCACTTACAGATACCAATGATATGCCATTGGATAATAGTGAGTCTGGTTATTCATCGGACGAATCAGCACCAATGGAGGAATAACTATCATGGCAATGGGTCCATTCAAATCTTTAAACGCTAATTATTTCCAATTAGGTAATAATAATGATAGCACATGTGATGATGCAGTATATGTGCGAGTAACTAATATTAGTTCATCTAACGCTTATGATGTAAAACTCAGAACCACTGCAAATAATGATAGCACCAACGTGGGACGTACTATTATTGCTCCCGGAGAGTCTTTTATCTTAAAAAAGGCAACTTCCGAATTCGTTCATGGTGCTAGTGGAAATATTTACGCTTCACCAATATCTCCCAGAGAATAATGAATAAAGCAATTAAATTGAAAGGGACAACCCTTCACACACCAACATCTTACAGTACTGTTGATGATGCTACTTATGTTAGAGTAGTCAGTTACTCTACTGGTGGGCAAAATTTTAGAGTATCTAATACTTCTAATGGGTCCGATATTGTTGCAAGATATGCAGTAGGTCCAAAAGAAGCACTTTATATTAAAAAACTAGCAAGCCAATATATTGGTGGCGGATCTTCTTCTTTAAGGTGCAATGCAGTTGCACTAGAAGGATAATTCATAAATAGAAAATAGCATTCTCACAATTATAAGATGAAACTCATCACAGAAGAAGTCACTAATGTAAAGATTCTCACCGAAGGCAAAGGTGCTAATAAGAAGTTATACATTGAGGGTGTATTTCTTCAGGGTGAGATCAAGAACCGCAATGGGAGAATGTATCCCATGTCAACTCTTGCCCGCGAAGTGGGTCGTTACAACGAAACCTTTGTAAACAAGGGTCGTGCTCTCGGTGAACTCGGTCACCCCGATGGTCCTACCGTCAACCTTGACCGTGTTTCCCATAAAATTACTTCCTTGGTTCAAGAAGGTAATAATTTCAGAGGAAAGGCACAAATCCTTTCCACCCCTATGGGTAAAATTGCATCTTCACTTCTTGATGAAGGTGTAATGCTTGGTGTTTCCTCTCGTGGTGTTGGTTCACTCCAAACCACAAGTGAAGGACACAAAGTTGTCGGTGAAGATTTCCAGTTAGCAACTGCTGCTGATATCGTTGCCGATCCTTCCGCTCCTGACGCTTT